ATCGCGAGCTGCGCAGATTACCGCGTGGTGTGAGCATCGCTAGCGAGTTTGACGAATTTGTCGAAGCTGCCAGAGCAGCAGCCGATGGTGGCGATTTTGCCGCATATATTTCTGCGCAGGGTGGGGCAAATGTCCCTCGCGACGAGCAAACGGTAAGAACTGCCCGCCAAGTGATTGATGAGTTAAACGAGTACGACGAAGAGATCCAGAAAATCATCGGCGTTTATGCTCCTCATCTTGGCACTGACCTCATCCACGAAACACGTACAACAAAATGGCGCATTGTCACCAAGGCTGTTGAAGTTGCCGTTCATCCTTTGAATTTAATAAGCGCCTCCGGCGCGCCTCGGAGTCCTGTCAATAACTGTGGGGAGGTGCAGACAGGACTCGGGCGGAGTTTGCCCCCAACACATTCTGAGTACGCCACTGCGGTGATGAAATTAGTTGAGCGCGGGAATGTTGGGTGGAATGAGTCGGATGTGGCTAAGGTGTTGGGAGACGCTGCCAGACGGCAATCGCCGTCGGTGAATCATCAGCAGCAGAGCTTTAATCCCTCAAAACCACGTGAGCTTGCCCCATCGGCACGATTAACAAAAGAGGAGCGAGCCAGAGTGCCGCAAATTTACCGTGAGTTAGTAAGCAATGGAATCACTCCAGAGCGCTGGGAGTTGGAGGCGTTGGCTTGTGGCGCGTCGGTGAGGTTTAACGGTAAGACATTTTCATTTTCGGCATCGGAAGGTTGGCCCGGTTTTGCCAATAATGTTCACATGTAAATAAATGTTTTGCTAACATGCGTATGTAGATAACACACTGTATATACATGATAATTAATTTCTAATGGGGATTATTTTGGAGCTAATACTTTCATTCATTTCTTTATTTTGTCTTCTGGCTTTTATTTTAGGTTTGATCAAACCTCAATGGGTAAAAATGCCGAACAGGAAACGCTCAAGCGCAATATACGGGCTGGCTTTCGTGTTTGTCGGCTTGTTCAGCGCTTCCCTGTTCCCTACAGTTCAGAAAGATGTGGCTAAAAAAGCCGAGTCTGCGGAAGAAAAACCACCAACATTTGAGTATGCCGATTTAAAGCTTGTTGAATACCGCCGGAAACCGCAAGCAGAACGCCATGAGATAGTGAACAATTACGTTAAATTTAAAGAAATACCAGCGAGTGACAGTGATGGATTCTATGCTTGCATGAGTCAGCACAGTATCACCAAATCTGAAGATTTACCGCTCAGTGAAGTTCTTGGGTGGTGTAATAATGATTATCGAAAAGACCCTAAATCACTGGCTGTTTTCACAAATCTTGATGTATTTCAGAGCAATTTTAGCGGCTGGAATGGCGCATATCGACCACTTGAGAAGTTGATTAAGAAAAGCATGAATGATGATTCATCCTATAAACATGTCGAAACTATGTCGCAACTTCTTCTTGGGAAAGATCCTCACGCCGTGGTTAAAACCAAGTTCAAGGGGACTAATGCATATGGTGCCGTAGTAACACAGACTGTTGCGGCACGTATTGACATTAAGACTGGTGATGTCGAGAAAATAATTGAAGAGTGATACGAAAAAATAAGAATCTCTCGCCGGGTTTTACCTCGGCGAGAGAGATTAAATTTTTACTGATGGGTTCGCTTTGTGTTTATGGAATAACCATTAGAAAAATTTATTAATTTTTCTAATTTGAGAGTCTATTAGCTTCTTCGGAAAGAGCTTCTGCTCTTTCTTTTAAGAAGTCACTATAGATTGAAACTAAACCATTCGGTGAAATGAAGTGCGTGGATAATATACTATCCTTTTGGGCTGGATCTATCCTAGATGCATAAGTTTGAGGCGGAGTGTTCTGAATCGATGCATTGTCGGTTTTTGTCAGGAATGCAAAATTTGCCAATGGGAATATATCAATCTTATCTGTAAGATTGAGGCTTTTTTCAAGGTGATCCTTAGGGAATATATGATGGTATTCTCTTCTGTTACTTGACAGTAAGACCTTATTTAAATCAACGGTTGCTCCGGAAAGGAAGGATTTCGGGTTTTTATTCGCTAACATGAGAACAAAGGTTTTCGTGTTAACTGAACTAATGGAAAATATATTTTCTAGGAAAAATTCAGGGCTAACATTAATCGTTCTATTTGTTATGTCTGTTAAGTTATTGCTTAATAGATTTTTTATTGCTGCAATATCTGCCTTAACTGCTGTGTCAACACTGTTTGAATATCTGCGTGAGAAGCAACTATGCCAGAACCATCTAATAAGAGCCGCCCTCTGTATGGCGCTTGGATGAAAACCGGCAGCCTTCGCTGTTGCAAAGCACCTTGTTAAAGGAATTAGCATTGACTTGTAAGGCAGATTTTTGAACGAAACAACGTGACACTCACGCTTGAGGAAATCAACCGCCCCCAATAAACCGCGTTTAAAATCATCAAATTTTAATCGTACATCAGTTCCGTTAAGTTCAATGATAGTCTTTGCAGACGCATCATCCTTAATCACTGCAGCACAACACTTGAGTAAAAGGTCAGGTTCTTCAGCTAATTCTTTATATCCGTGGTCATCCAGATCGTCACCAAGTTCATCAAACTTAGCCCGTAGATCAAAGTCACCACTCCATGTCCATGCAGATAATAATTGATAGGTGTCGAGAGGAACTCCTCCTCTGTTAACTCTTTCGAAGATTATAGCGATGCTAGAATGATCCGTTACCTCTACAGTTTCAGTAGGGATTTGAACATCTTGAAATGCTGCTTGAAGTTTATCAATTTCAACAATTCTACTTTGGTCTGGATAATTTCGGACAAATCCTCCATATCTTTTTACATCAAATAAAATGTTTAGGGGGATATGATTAATTTTCACTTCGTGTGGATGAAGAGCAATGAATTGAGAATCTTGCGCATCCTGATTTGCATCAAGATCAAAATAGATATCCAACCAGTTTATGTTATTTTTTGGTGATTTTTGTAGTTCAGTTTGGAAAACAGCAAAGATGGATGTGATCCGTTGCTGTCCATCTAAAACATATTCTATAGGATATTCTTTCTTGGGGTCAGGAAGATTAAATGGCCCAAGCATTCTATCATGCTCAAGTTTCTCTTTTGTTCTCCATAATAGAAGTGTTCCAACTGGGAATTTCTTATAAAGACTATCCATCAAAAATTGAACTCTATCCGGTTCCCATACAAAGTCTCGTTGAAAAGCAGGGATTCTTATTTCACCTTCAGTCACGCTTTGAATTAATTTCCTTACCGTTATTGTTCCAATGCTCATTATTTTTTTCCTTAGTATAGAGAGTGTGTAGTGAACTCTAGGTTTAATTTTTTGAGAGTGTTACTCAGTTGGCATTGTGGTGCATTAAAATGCATTTAATTTACTAGTATGATTTCATATGCCCAAGCTAGACATTACCTAGATTTTTATCTCAAATGCAGTTGCATGTAAAGGGACATATAAAGCGGGCAGGCGTGGCGGGGATAGCATTGCGCGCAAACCCGCATTTTTATATTTATTCTCGTGCGTGAGCGCGCTGTGGTGGCTTTTTGTTGGTTCGGTCAGGCTTGAAGCTGTTAGGCGGTGACGTCCCGTATCGCTGCGTTCATGGCCTTGAATAGGGCGTAAAAAAACCGCCGTTGTCCTGGCGGTTCTTCTCAATGGTTGGTTTTAAAGCTCGTAATCAGTAAACCTGACCACCTCCTTTCCAACCCACTCGTTTAACTCCTTCATGCGCTCCTGCAACGGAACCAGCTCATTGCGCACAAATACCTTTGCCGCTTTCTCAACATCACCAAACCCGCCGGTGTTGTTCGGGATAATGCCCATCATCTGCGGTGGCACCCGGTGCGCGCTAAGCAGATCGTCGCGTGTCGCGTTCTTGATGTTAAAGAAATCATCCTTAGTCGCCACTTCGCTGAGGGGAATGATTTTGATCGCATCCGATTTTCCGCCGGGTGCGTGGTAGAAAATATTTTTAAAATTCCCTGACCCTTTGGATTTGGTCATCATGTCGCGCAGTGCGGTCACGTCCTGCGAGTTTTGTGCCGGGTCGGTTACATACATGACATAGCCCGCGTGTGCGCCGTTGAGGAAATATTTCCGACGGTACAGCGTCGCTGACTCATTGAGCCATGCGCTATTTAAAGCGCTGAGGTATTCCGGCAGGCCGTACAGTTCCTGATTAATGTCCGGCTCTTGCAAATGAAATACGCTTCCCTGACCAAAGGCGTGCGGGGTTATGTAATTCTCCACGAACCAGTAAACATTTTCCTCAACACCTCGGCGCGTGTACTTGGCCGGGGACGCCTCCAGTTTGAGAAGCTGACCGGTCACGCTAAGGCGTTTTTCGATGAACGCATTACCAAAAACAATGTAGTCCAGCGCGTAGCGGCTGAATTGCTGCTGAGAAAGCAGTGGGTGGGGGATGAACGTACTCGCCAGAATGTTTCGCTTAACGTACATCGGCGAACTGTGGTGAACGGCGGCGCGGAAGCTTTTAGCCAGCCCCGAGAAAGTGACCGGCGGCTCGTACCATTTCCCGTTACTCAGGCATTCCAGATAATTAAGAATATCGCGGCGATCCATCACCGTGGCCGGTTCGTCAAAGCGGAAAATCTCACTTTTCTGTGCGTCGGATTGTGGCGTCAGTTTTTTATTGATGCGGTTTTTTTTACGGGTCATATCAGAACATCACCAAGGTAGATTTTATTTGTTTGCCGGAGGCGGCGGTCAGCGGCTCGTTAATCAAAACGTGCATCGTTGCCCATGCGACGTCGGCGTGGCTGGCTTCTTCACTGCGGCTCGCGCGGTAGGTGGATTTCGCCCCGCTGGCCGTCATGGTTTTCTGAATGGCCATGAATGACGCCGTGATATCAGTGTGGCCAGCGTCGTATTGCAGACAGCCGCGATGGATGGTGTTTTTCGCTTTCAGCACCATTTCCGTTTTCACTTCCGGCGTGTATTTGATTTCACGCGCAGCCGGGTAAAACTGCCTGACGAGCTGATAAACGCCCTGACCCACGGTGGTGGCATCGATACCGATGTATTCGACGTTATATTTTTCTGTGAGTGACTCGATGGCTTTGGCCTGTGCATCAAAATCCATACCCTGCCACTGGTGACGTTCCAGAATGCGGAAAATGCCGCCCGGCTGATCGGGTGGAGCAATGACCACACATCCGGCACTGTCGCCGCCGTTCGCTTCCGACGGGTCGTAACCAATCCACACCGGATTGTCATCGAACGGGTGAAATACGTAGGGATTAAAGTCCGGCCACTCTTCGAGACTGTCCACCATGCAGCCCTGCAACTCCTCAAACGGGAATACCGAGGACTTATCATCGACAAATTCACACATCAGCAGATTCTGATATTCAGACGGGCTGTATTCGAGCGAAAGCTGATTAATGTCGAACAGATCGCAGCCCCCGGACAGCGCATCTTCCACGGTGACAATTTGCCGCCACTGGCCGTCGGCACATTCCACACCGGCGGCTAAATGGCTGTGGCTGAGGTCGAGCTGAATACGCTGGTCTTTATGCCTACGCCCTTTGTTAAATAATTCACCAGACCAGAACGGATATGCGCTGTGGGCAAGGCTCGACGGTGTGGAGAAATAGGTGGTACGCCATTTTTTATGCAGCGACATCCCGGAAGCCACTTTGC